AGGAGAACCTTTAACTGAAGAAGAAGCAGCAGTACTCGTACTTTAATATATTTGTTAGGAGGGTTAAGAAGTGTCAGTAAGAAAATTAAGTACTGCCAGTATTCTTAGCCCTTCCTATAAGAATTCAAAGTTTTGGGATGGTGAAACATTCCCAGGGTATTTTGAAAGTATTCAAACAGTAATAGTTCCATCTGGTGGATCTGCAAATGTTACATTTTCTAATATACCGCAAAACTATTCACACTTACAATTAAGAATTATGGCTCGTGCAAGCAATGCTGCAAATTTAAATGGTATGAAAATAAATTTTAATGGTGATACAAACTCTAACTATGCTTTTCACCTAGTTTATGGAAATGGAAGCAATACTGGTTCTGAAGGGTATGGATCACAAACTTATGGATTTATGGGCAATATTGCAGGAGCAAGCCAAAATACTGGTGTGTTTGCAATAAGTGTTATAGATATTCTTGACTATACAAATACAAATAAGTTTAAAACAGTAAGAGCATTAACTGGAGATGAGAATAATAATGCTACAACATATGGATATATTTCTTTATCTTCATCTCTTTGGCTTTCTTCTTCTGCCATCACTTCTTTAACACTAGATCAAGAATCTAGTAGTTCTACAACTAACTTTGTTGAATTTTCACATTTTGCTCTCTACGGAATACGGAGTGCATAATGTCAGCAGGTAAAACATATATAAAAATTGCTAGTCAGACATTAACATCTGGGCAAGTTGAAGTTTTATTTCAAAACATTCCTCAAAACTACACAGATCTTTTAATAGTTGTTTCAGCAACTGAAAACAATTCAGACGGCATGGATATGCGAGTTGGAAATAACTCAATAGATAGTAGTAGCAATTATTCTGTTACTTGGTTTCGTGGAAATGGGTCAGCCGCTAGTTCTTATAGAGTATTAAATTACTCATCAATGGAAGTTGGAAATGTTAATTCAACTGTTTCAAATTTTATAATAAATTTAAATAATTACTCAAATACAACTACTTTTAAAACGGCTATTTCCAGAAGTAATAATACAACTCAATTTGCTGCAACCACCGTTAGTTGCTGGCGTAATACATCTGCTATTAATCAAATCAGTTTTAAAAACGGTAGTTATGTAAACCACCTTCCTAGTTCTACATTCACTATCTACGGAATAGAATGTGCTAAAAATCCATATGCAGAAGGTGGAGATAAGGTCTACTCTACTGGAACACATTGGGTACATGAGTTTTATAATAGTGGATTGTTTGTACCCCGTCAAAGTTTAACTGCTGACTATTTGGTTATTGCAGGTGGCGGTTCTGGTGGAGGAAATGGTGGATCTTCAAGAGGCGCAGGTGGTGGTGGCGCTGGAGGATATTTAACTTCTATAGGTGGTTCATCGATATCTCTTTCAGCATCTGGATATACAGTAGTTGTTGGCGCTGGTGGCGCTGCAACAACAGGAGAATATCCTGGAGTTGGTAAAAATGGAACTAATTCATCCTTTAGTGGACTAGGAATTAGCACTATTACTGCAATTGGCGGTGGTGGAGGAGGCGCTTATCTAGCCCCTAATTATACTAATGGTTTTTCTGGTGGCTCTGGAGGCGGTGCTTCTGGACAAGGTGGATTAACTGGTGGTGCTGCTACTTCTGGTCAAGGAAATGCTGGTGGAAACGGTGAAGAAACTAATTTTGCTGCTGGTGGTGGAGGCGGTGCAGGATCTGCAGGAGGAAATGCTTCGGGGGGTGTTCCTGGAAATGGTGGGTCTGGACTAGCATCTTCTATTACTGGTGTGTCTACCACAAGAGCAGGTGGAGGTGGTGGATCTACTAGAAGTGCTTCAAGTGGTTCTGGTGGTTCAGGTGGTGGAGGTGCTGCAGGATCAGGAAATGGAACTAATGCTACAGCAAATACAGGTTCAGGTGGTGGAGCAGCAGGAACAACAACTAGTGGTCCACTTACAACAAGCGGTTCTGGCGGTAGCGGTATAGTAATAGTGAGGTATCCAGTCTAATGGCACAAGCATATGTTCCTATTCAAACTTTTACACTTAGTTCAACAAGTGCTACTATAACTTTTTCTAATATACCTCAAAATTATACAGATTTAAAAATACTTATTTCTCCTAGATCAGATGCTGGAACAACAGCAAATGATGGACGAATGACTTTTAATGGGTCATCTTCAGGTTATTCTTCAATAATTTTATATGGTCTTGGAAGTGGTTCTCCTGCTTCTGCTTTTAACTCTGGCTCATATATGTACTGGATAAATTCTACCAATTCTAATGGATTAACTGCAAGCACATTTAGTAGTACAGAAATTTATATTCCAAACTATACAAGCAGTAATCAAAAATCAGTTTCCTGTGATAGCGTTACAGAAAATAATGGAACCTATGGTGGACAAATACTGACTGCTGGACTATGGACAGGAACATCTCCTATAACTTCAATTTCTTTTAGTCTTGATTATGGAAATTTTGTTGCAAATACTACAGCAACTCTCTACGGAATCGGCGGTACTCGTGCAACAGGCGGTACAATAACAGCAGACTCTACTTATACATATCATACATTTATATCAACAGGATCTTTCACTGCCCTGGAAAATATTAGGGGTGCTGAGACACTTGTAATTGCAGGTGGTGGTGGTGGAGGTAAAAACTTTGGTGGCGGTGGTGGAGCGGGTGGTCTTCTTTATGCAAATGGTCAACTATTAAATGCAGGAAACTCTTACACTGTAGCAGTAGGTGCTGGAGGAAGTGGTCATACAGCAACATGGACTCCAATTGCAACAAATGGAAGTAATTCTTCATTTGGTTCTAATGTTGCTATCGGTGGTGGCTATGGTGGCGGATTTAATGGCTCTGTTTACTTTGGTGGTGGTTCAGGTGGTTCAGGTGGTGGCGGCTCTTATGACTCTGTTGGTGCTGCTGGTACATCAGGTCAAGGCAACACGGGTGGCAATGGTGGAACTATAACTGGTGGAGAAACTGGTGGCGGTGGTGGTGCAGGAGCCGCAGGTGCAAATGGATCAAGTGGAAACGCTGGATCTGGAGGAAATGGATCATCTACATATTCAGCATGGGGATATATAACTTCTACTGGACAAAATATTGGCGGAACTTATTGGTATGCTGGAGGCGGCGGCGGCGGTGCTGGAAACGGTAATAGAGGTTCAGGTGGCAACGGTGGCGGAGGTCTTGGTGGACCAAATACTGGAGTTGGAAATGCAAATGCTGGTACCGCTGGTACAGCAAATACTGGTGGTGGCGGTGGCGGAGGAAGTTGGTATTCTGGAAATGGTGCTAACGGCGGTTCTGGTCTAGTGATCATCCGTTATCCAAATTAATTTTAAACAAAAAAATAACCCCCAGATAAAAACCTGGGGGTATTTTTATGCCCTAAATTAATGATTAGGAAATTTATCTAGCCATTTGTAAATAGCACCTTTATTATAAGATGACCATGAACTCCAGTCTTCCCCGCCTTTTGTCATGTGATAGACAATTTTAGCGTTTTTAACTGGGCTAAATAATTCAGCATTTAAATCAAGATCAAACTTATCTCGTCTGTCTGGACCTAAATCGCCTAGCATATTAATCTGAAAGATACCATAAGAGGAATCTCCAGTTTTGGTGTTTCCATTAAATGCAAATGGGCGACCATTAGATTCTGCCTTTGCAACTGCCCAAGCAGTCTTAAGACCTCTTCCTTTGAACCCTACCGCCTTAAGTAATTCAACCAACTGGCTGTCAGTTAAACTGTGAGCATTTTCATATTTTTCAAGTACATTATCTTTGCTAGGCTTAATTAGCAAAAGAGCCGCCTTGTGGGCGGCAGCAGGTGCTGATTCAGTAACCTTGCTAGATAAATTATTCTTAACAAAAGCATTAGCCTGTGGTCCTAAAACCACAGATAGGCAAAATGCAGTTGCAAGAACCCCCGATAGTATTTTCTTGTCTCTCAAGTTTTTCCTCCTAGAAACGCAATAGC